ATATATATATAAATGTAGTGCAAGGCTTTAGCCTCGTGCAATAAGCGGCACGACCCTGAAGGGTCGCACTACAGAATTTGATGCAATGGTATATATATAAATGTAGTGCGGGGCTTTAGCCTCGTGCAATAAGCGGCACGACCCTGAAGGGTCGCACTACAGAATTTGATGCAATGGTATATATATAAATGTAGTGCGGGGCTCCTGCCCGCCTGCTCGCCGTACAACTTCGGCAGGCGAGCCAGGGCTTGGCAGGCGGGTTAGCCTCGTGCGCGACTCTCCTCTCCCTCGAAGGGAGAGGGCAGGGTGAGGGTGATATTCTTTGTCCCGATTGCATCGGGACTCAAAATGACAAAATTCCCTTGCTCTTTTAGAACAATTGTGCTAATTTATGCAGTGTCTGAAAATCAATCTATAGCTTTAAACTCTTCGCTCTTTGTAATTCTGAGCGAAGCGAAGAATCCCTAGGTCCTTCCCCTTCGCTATCACTCAGAGTCAGCGTGACAAATAGAAGGATGATTGCCATGACAGAAAGATTCGGCTTCGCCGAATGGGTAAGAATGGGCTTTGCCCATTGGGTAATGAGGGATCAAAAGCGGAAAGTAGATTGATATATGGAAAGTAAATTGATGTGGGATTTATTGCCCGAGGAATTTCCCTACGAAGATAAGGGCTGTGAGCTTTTTCCCTCCTGTCTAAACTGTCCCTTTCCTGATTGCCTTAAAGAGGAGCCCTGGGGGAAGGAGAGATTCTTGAAGAGCAGGCGAGCCGAGAGGATGAGGGAGTTAAAGCGGGAAGGGAAAAGCGTTAAGGAGATTGCCCGCATATTTGAGGTGAGCCCGAGAACGGTGCAGAGATGGCTGAAGGTGGCGGAGGCAGCCTCGCCTTCTGTCATTGCGAGAAGCCGAGATTCCTCGTTTCACTCGGAACAAGCTCCCGAATCTCGGCGGGGCTGTTGAGGATGGAGATTGCCACGCACCTTTCAGGTGCTCGCAATGACAAATGATATGTGGGGCGGCATTCTATGTTCCTGCTCTTCCTTACGAAACACGTAGTGCGAGGCTTTAGCCTCGTGCGAAGGACGGCACGACCCTGAAGGGTCGCACTACATCTGCGAGGCTGATTTCCAGTCAGCCGAAGCAATCCCGATCAGGGCAGCCAAAGGAGGCGTGAGAGATGACTGATCCTTCAGTTCCTTCCTATCGTCAGGACTCGAGGACAAGCTTCAACCCGGCTAGCATGAACCGCATGGACACCCAGCGCCTCGCCGCTTATCGCTCCAACCTCGATTTTTACCAGGGAAATCACTGGCCCACCACGTCACGACATCGCCAGCTCGTCTTCAACTACGCCAAGGTATCCATAGACAAGGTCACCAGTTTCCTCGTGCAGGGACTCCATTTCGCTTGCTACCCCAACCCAACAAACCCAACAAACCCAACAAACTCGATAAACTCATTAAATGCCAGAGCCCGCAAGGCTGAGCAACTCCTCCGCCAGGTATATGAAGAAAACAATCTCCAGCAGCTCGATTATGAGACGGAGATTGATGCCGCCGTCCTGGGGGATGGCTGCTATAAGGTGATATGGGATACCGACGAGAAGCGTATCCGGATAACCGCTCCCGACGTCTCGGGTATCTATGCCTGGTGGCTGGGAGATGATACTTCTAGAGTGTGGCGTGTGGCTTCACGTTATACGCTCACCCGTGAGGAAATGGAGATGCTCTACAGCGGTGTCATTCCGAGTGCAGCGAAGCAATCTCAAGGAAAGGAGCGAGTCGTAGTAACCGAGCTGTGGACAGCCAATACTTTTGACCTCTTCCTGGACAACGACATTATAGAGTCCAAGCCCAATCCCTACGGCTTTATCCCCTTCGTTATCTTTCCCAACCTCAGAGAGCCCAAGAAGTTCTGGGGAACATCTGATATCCCGTCTCTGGTCCAGCCCCAGCGGGAGCTTAACCGGGCCTTGAGCCAGCTATCCCGCATCCTGGAGCTGTCAGGAAATCCCATCGCCGTCCTGGAGAACATCGCATCAGCCGAGGATATCAAGGTCCAGCCGGGGGCCCTGTGGACCATACCTGAGGATGCTAAGGCTTATCTCTTAGATTTGTTGCAAGGCGGCGGAGTCAGGCTCCATGTTGATTATATCGATTTGTTATACCGGGCCCTCCACGATATCTCGGAGACACCCAGGGCTGCCTGGGGAGGCATCGAGAAGGAGCTCTCTGGAACAGCCCTCCAGATGGAGCTCGGCAGCCTTACTCAGAAGGTCACCAGGAAGCGGACTATCCGCACCAACGCCTACCACCAGCGAAACGACCTCATACTTAAGCTGGCCGGCAAATATATGAGCGAGAACTTCGAGCAAGTAACCCACCGGGTAGTCTGGGGGCCGATATTGCCCCAGGACGCAGCCCGCCAGGCTCAGAACGAGCAGTTGCTTGTCCAGGCCGGCGTCCATAGCAGAAGGACAGCTATGGATGAAATGGGAGTCCAGGATCCCGATGAAGAATTCAACAAATGGCTGGAAGAGAGGGAGAGGATCCTGAAAATGAATCAGGAGTTTAGGGCAAAGTCCACACGTGGCGGAGCGAGGGAGAGAGCGATAGCTGCGGAAATGGAAGTGCCTGAATAATAACTCACCCCCTTGTCATTGCGAGTCTCGATTTATCGAGACGAAGCAATCTCAACAAGGGTAACAGGAGAAATATATGGAAGACGCAACTCAAGAAACTCAACAAACTCAAGTAACTATTGAAGCTCAGCTCGAAGAGGAGAAAAAGGCTAAGGCCGCCGCTAAGGCAACCCTGGTCGAGAAGGATGCTCGCATAGCCGAGCTCGAAGCTTCGTTAAGCGAAGCGAAGACGGGAAGCGAAGTGGCTGCCGCCGAGCTCGCCTCCATCAAGGAAGCTAAGGACCAGGCCGTGGCCAAGTACCTCGGTATGGCTAAAGCCCTTAATCCCGCCATCCCCGAAGGCATCATCGTTGGGGAGACTATCGAAGAGATAGACGCCTCCGTAGAGAAGGGTAAAGGCATCGTCGAGGCCGTTAAGAAAGCCATGGAGGCTGAGGCTTCACAGGCTAAGGTCCCTGCAGGGGCACCACCCAGGGGTGAGATTTCCCTTGAGGGCTTAACCCCCAGGGAGAAGATTGCCGCTGGAATCCAGCAAAAAGGAGGAACTTAATAAAGTTCAAAGACCAAAGCTCAAAGTCCAAATTTGTCATTTGAATTTTGGATTTAGTTTGTCATCTGGATTTAGTTAAGGAGGAAATATGAGCATATCTTTAGCAGAAGCAAGTAAACTCTCGACCGATATCCTGCTTAAGGGAATCATCGAGACCATAGTCAAGGACAGTCCTATCTTACAGGACCTGCCCTTCATCCAGATCGTGGGCAATAGCCTCAAATACAACCGGGAGAAGACCTTGCCCACCGTAGGTTGGTACGCCCCTGTGACCGGCACCTGGACCACCTCTGAGCTCGCTTTCGAGCAGTGCTCTGCCACCCTTTGCGTCCTTGGCGGAGATGCCGATGTCGACAATTTCCTTAAGTCTACCAGGAGTAACATCCAGGACCTTGAGGCTGCCGTCATCGAGCTGAAGGCCAAGGCCTTGAGGAACGAATTCGAGAACACGTTCCTGAACGGCGATTCGGGCGTTGACGCCAACCAGCCCGATGGTCTGTATAAGACCATGAAGGGCACAGCCTGGCAGGCCAGCCACGCTTATGTCCTGGGAGACGTCGTTGTCCCCACTTCAGGCCTTGAGAACGGCTTCCGCTATGAGTGTACCACCGCCGGTACCTCAGGGGCCTCAGAGCCCACCTGGAAGACCACCGAGGGAGAGACCAACACCGACGGCACCGCCACCTGGACCTGTCGACTCGGCAACCATGTCGGCTCAGGCGCAAACGGTGCTACCCTCTCCTTGACCAGCATGGACAAGCTCATTGACCTCGTTCGTGGCGGTAAGCCCGACATCCTCTTAATGAGCCGCCGCTCCCGCAGGAAGATCACCACGCTGGCCCGAGCCGCTGGCACTAACCTGCAGGTCGGACAGGGTAAGCTCGGCGAGTTCGTTGAGCTCTACAACGGTATTCCCGTTGCTATCTCCGACTGGGTTATTGATAACTACGTCGTGGGTAGTTCCACTGATTGCTCAGCCATCTTTGCCTTCCAGATGGGAGAGGGCGCCGTCTGCGGCCTTACCAGCCCCGAGGTGATTCAGGTCGAGCGTCTCGGGTCCCTGGAGACCAAGGACGCTTCCCGGACCAGGGTCAAGTGGTATGTATCCCTGGCCGACTTTTCCATCGTCAAGGCCGCTATGCTGACAGGAGTGAGAGACTAGCGGAAAGCAGGAGTCAGTAGTCAGAATTCAGAATTCAGAACCTGTTGGCTACTGGCTCCTGACTACTGGCTACTAACAAGGTAGAAAGATGAACCTGACTGAAATGCGAACCAGGGTCCGTGAGGACCTCCAGGACACGGACGACCAGAACTACCGCTGGACGGAGGACGAGGTCGATGGAGCCATCGACAGGGTAGCTACAGAGTACTCCCTCCACGCCCCCATCGAGCAGCAGAACGATATCGCTACCACCGACGGCGACACCGAGCTCGATATCTCCTCCCTAACAGGCTTGCTCGGAATCGAGTCGGTCGAGTTCCCTATCGGCCAGACCCCTAAATATCTTCAGAGAACCGAGTACTGGGCCGGTCAACTCTACATGGAGGACGAGGGAGACGGAGAAGATGCCAGGGTAAGATGGCTTAAGAAACACACCCTTACCGCCGAATCCACCACTATTCCCGAGGAGCACGAGGAGATTATAGTCCTCGGCTCGACAGGCTACTTAGCCATGTCAGCCTCCGCCTACACGGTAGACCGGGCCACCATCGCTGGCCGGCACGCCACCATCAGCTTCAAGGTCTGGGGCAAGGAACGTCTGAACCGCTACGACAAAAAGCTCAATGCCATCGCCCGCGCCAGCCGTATCATCTCAAAGGAGCTTTACACCGAATGACCGAAGTCGGCATCCTCAAAACCTGGGATAGCGGCACTTACAAGGCGGGCGTGCAACTCGCAGGCTCGCTAACTACCTACCTCGACAACCTCAACGTCGCCCGCAACATCGCCTCAGCCGACATGGTAATTGGCAGAAGTGTAATCGTCGTCATCCCGGAAGGCAACCCCAGGGACGCCGTAGTCATAGCAGTTTTTACCGTCTAAGGAGGAACAATGACCGTCAAACAAGCAGTAGAAAAAGAAATTACCAAGGAGGGACTTCCCAAAGAAGCCTTCGCTATCGTCGGCCACCCCCATGATCCTGATACCTGGAAGCTCCCCCATCACACCAAGGCCATCTTCAGAGCCCTCCAGGGCCGGCTCGATATCGAGAAGACCGTGGACTGGGATCGCATGCCCGCCGCTGTCGCCGCCCTCAGCCCTGGCGGTTACCGCGGGGAGAGGGTCCAGGCCTCCGCGGAGGACATCATCCAGGCCGCCCGTCATTTGGCCAGGCACTATGAAAAGGCAGGGAAGTCCGTCCCCGACACCCTGGGCGCCCTGATTTAACATAATAACGTAGTAGTAACGAGCTCTATGGGTATCATAAGTGGTAAAACGGGAAACAAGGCCTTTCCCGGGCTCCTCAGGGCCTGTTTAGCTAAGGAGTGAGTATGTCAGAAGAACAGAATAAAGCTAACCCGGACCTGGTGAGCGTT